CTTACAAGTTCTAGGGAAGCATTGCCTTTTCATAAGGTTGTGAGAATATTTGCCTGCGCGCCGTCCCGAGCTCCTCAGCTTCAATCCCGGTGCGCGGCCCCGGTTCAGCCCCCGCTGGCCGGGGTTTTTATCTGATCTTGCCTCATCATTTTTCCGCCCTAGTTTCTAACCATTCACTGTATCGAAGCAGTTGCTCGTGTTGCACCAGTGATAAGCCCCAGCTCGGAATGATTACCCACGAGCTGGGGTTTTATTTTTCCGCCCTTGACGTTGAAAACATGGGCGCTAATTCGTTGCTTATTCACGGCATCACAGCCCCCGCTTGAATGTAACGTGAGTAACCCCGGTTCATGGCTGCCCGCCTGCCGGGTCAGGCCCCAGAGATTTCAAGCGCCTCTGGGGCTTTTCTTTTTGTATAGCCGTTGCTAATTTAGAGGCTGCGTTCAACGGGTCCTGATAATTGCTTTTGAACGCAACCCCGGCATGGTTGTGCGATCCTGCCGGGGTTTTATTTCTTGCATTTTTTGCTATTGAGATTGCGCGCTGAGACAACTGCATGCCCGTTGATGCGCAAGCCCCGGCTCGTGCTATCCTTCATTCCACATGCCGGGGCTTTTCTTTTCCGCCACATTCTGAAATGATGAACAGGCGCAATGTTGCACCCCAAAGGCAACAAAGCGCAGACCCCGGTACAGCCCCCAAGCAGATCGGGGTTTTTTTGTGAGATCTAATCACAAAGTAGGGACTGTTAATATTTTACCTTATGGTAAAGGACGGTTGCACTCGCCTTGCGGGGGCTATAGAGGCGGTGCAACCCCAGCCCCCCCGCCGGTGTCTGGGGTTTTTCTTTCACAATTGCCCGTTATACTTAGCGCGATAAGTGGAGGGGCAAATGTTTCTGATTGACGTTATGGAAGACAACATCGCGCTGCTGGCGATTATAGCGCTACTTGCTCTTGCTCTCTGCTTTTGGATATGGCGCAGGGTGTGAAAACCGCCTCAAGGGCGGTGCGGTCTGTCAGTTAGGGAAAATGGCGAGCAAAGATTTCATCAATATCCGCGAACGTGAAATCGACGCCCGTTTTAATATCTGCTGTGATTGAAGCTTCAACAGCAAAGCACTGGGCGACATGATCGAGAACAGCATCGCTAACTGCGATGATTGTTGCAGCGTCGACCATAAGAAACTCTCCCGTCGCCGTTTTCCATTGAGTGGAAAATTCTGGATTTCCCTGTGCAGCAACGCGAGCGCCTGAGATCATCATCTTTGAGCGATCGTCGGTAGCTATGAGCAATCCATCAACCTCAATTCCACCGACCTCTGCCTCCCAGCGCTTTGCCGCTACGTACTCTGGTATCGTCATGCCGGGGTTGTCGGTGACAGGTTCGCCATCTTCAACCGGAACGGTCTTCATAGGCGGTTCGATACCGAACGCTTGGTAATGCATCGGCAGACCTTTTTTTCCCAGACCTGACAAGTCTGGAACCTGCTGCGTTACGGACATTATGCATCCTCCTTGTCAAACTCTGGAATGAACCGGCCTTCACTGTCGGTATTCGGATCGAGATCAGAACGCACAAAGGCATCATTACGGCGTCCAGTCACCATCCAAGCGATAGTTGCCGTGCTTTCCGTATCTTCACAGATAATGGTGAATTTGCCGCTGTCGGCTGGAGCCTCGACCCATACGCGATCCGGCCCATACTGGTTTTGCAATGATGAAACTATCACGTCAGCGTTGAGCGCTGCGAAGGTTCCATCCGTCATGCCGAAAGCAGCATCAATATCGACAGACATTCGCCCATCAACAAGATCGACCATACCGCGATAAATGTTCACATATTCCGTACTTTCAACAAATCCATGGCGCAGATTTTTGTTGAAGGGGTCCAACGGGTGATCAATTTCGAAAGTGCCGCCAGCCTTTGAGATTGTTCCAAGAAAAGCTACACTTTTGTTGGGTCTGAAAATGACCGCTTCACCCGTCCAAGTGCCTCCCGTAAAAGCTTGAATTCGGAGAGACTGGTCAGTATAGACGTAATCTATTCCCCATCGTTGAGTGCCAAACTCCTGAACAACAATAAGATTTTGATTGACGTTTTGGTCGCCACGAAAACGTAAACTACCCCTCAAGATATCCGTTTGACCTTGAAAAACAGGGGTAGCTATCGGTGCCTTAGCATCAAGGGCAGTTTGTGTAGCAGCGCTAATTGGCAAAGATGATTTAGCAACCCGCGTTCCATCTCCCTGAATGATTTGCGATGAAACGCCATCGGTAATTGCCGCAATTCTCCGTCCAATTTCACTTAGATCAAACGTTCCGGCAGTTCCCGCGCCTGTGAACATGATGCCTTTGTCCGCGGCTCCCGTCAGACCAGCTAGCGACTGCAGGTTGCCATTCCCAAGAAGCTCAATAAGAGTTGTTGCCTGGGCGGTCACACGAGCACCGTCAGGAAGATAGCGAGCGCGATATACAGCATTGGTGAGAGTTGTCCCCGTCCACGGCGCTGTAAGCGTCAGCGAGGTATCGCTGTTCACACTCGCAATGACCGCTGTCAGGTTTTGAATTTGTAGCGTGTCGCCTTCACGGAATTTCGCAACATTAAACAGCGTTCCGGTGCCGGTAACAGTAACCGAACCGTTGGCGAGCGAAATCCTGCCAGAGGTGTAATCTGACAAAACAGCCATTATATTCTCCGATTTTCGGATTGTTAGAGCGTTGCAGCTCCGAGGATGAAATAACGAGCGCCGACGGGTTCAGGGAAACCGCTGCTGTTGACTGGCCCCGACGAGTTTCCGGGGTTCATATGCATGATGATGTGATCGTCACGCACAACGGTTGAAGTCGAGTATCGCAAAGCTTCGACAGCTCCACTCCCCGGCGTGATATACATGTCATGCGTGCCGTTGCGGTAGAAATTGCCGAAATCATAAATGACCTTCGGGAAGATAAAGAGGCCTTGAGGATCGAAGTTTATCCGATGACCAACCTTGCCATATCGCCAATGCACCGAAGCGCTTTCAGTAAAGCTTGACGTTGGTACATAACTTTCAGCGAGAACGGTAACGGCTGCGAAGCGAGTATCAAGAAGGATATCGTTATAGCCGGGCGCCACATCGCTCGAACCCGGTCGTTTGATCTGCAGGTATTGCCCTTCGACCTTCCGGATTATAGCGCTGCCCCCAGATGAATACCCCTGCAACCCGGTCGCATAGAGCATATATTTGATGGAAACAGCGTGCGTTCCCGTCACAAAGAAACGAATGCCACCGAGCTCAACACGATAGTCAACCCACGTTCTTTCCTCGTTTAGCCCGCTATTGAGGTTGACTGGAGGGATTGCAAAATCCCAACCATTCAGGCTGCAGATCGTGTCACAGACCATCGATGGCGAGAGATCGAAGTCGATTGAGGATGGCTTCGGAACAAACAAACTTGTGCCGGGCTGCACCGCTCCCGTGGTCCCCATCATGATCACTTTGATCGGCGTTCTGTCGCTATCCATGATCAGTTGTCGGCCCGTAGCCGTGTCGATGGAAAACCCCGGCCTTGCCAGCTTTATTCGAGTGGGCGATGCTTCAAACATGATTTGCCCGCTCACAGGCGTTCCGCTCGGTCTGGGTATCGGCACATTATTGCAAGGTAGATCCCAGATCATGGACGTCATGAACTCCTGGTCGCCGCCGATGTAGGCAACAATCCCGGCCGCTTGATTGGTCGGTCTGATTGCCCAACCTGAATAACCAAGCGCCGCGGGAATATCCTGATAACCGAATTTGCCTTGGTGCGCTTCTGGATAGACGTTCGCTGTAATAGCTGAGTTGGTGACAGACTGATAATATGCGCCGGAACTGCTCGGCTTGTTATTGTAAAGGACGCGAGCAGTTCCATCTGAGGATATAAACTTGCACTCGGCGAACGGTATTATCCCGCCGAGGTCTGGCATCCTTCCTATGCAGCCGTAGATCCGATATTCGTTGACATCGAATGAACCTGTCGTCGTCTGCATTACCCATGCATCGCTAAGGGAATTAGAAACTAAACCGTAGTTCCCGTTGGGATAGTCTGCTTTGTTTAGCCGTTTTGCTGTCTGGAAATGGCGAAAAACATACGAAAGATTGCTTGCCTCCGAGTTGAAATAGAAGCGGTTATGAGCATCATTCGGGACGTCTAACGGCCAATCACTGTCATATTTATTGACTTTCATCACCGCGCCCACGCCCGGTTTCCAACCTACAAACCAACTGACCATTAAACGATAATCCTCAGATACGCATTGTTTCCATCGCCGCGTGCGTCGAATTTGTTGTTATCGGACTGAAGCCGTTTAAACTTCACGGTCCCTACAACGATATTTTCCATCACGACACGTCCATTCTCGACAACAAACGGATACGTGAAGCTGCCGTCAGTATTCGGATCTGCGATGGCGAACTGATTGGCAATGACAACAAACTGGCTCGAAGTTTGAGTAACATTTACGAACCAACCGGCTTGCTTCCAACTGTCACCGATCCCAACCCGTGCTAACGCAGCAATTCTACTTGAAGCCCCGCCGCTCCCCGACGTGGCCGTAAAGCGCAGAGATCCATTCGCGTTGATATCGTTGACCGACGCATTGACCTCAGTCAGCGCATTGGAAATGGCAGTCATATCGCCTTGGACGCCATCAACTCGGCTCTGAAGAAGTACAACAGTGCTTGCATCGGCCTTCGTGCCAAGGCTTACATTGATCTGCGTTAGTTGCTGCCCAATGGCGCTGTTTGGGCCTGTGGCAGTTAAGATATCTTCCTGCCATGATGCTTTAGCCGTTCCAAACGTGTTCGTAAGCTCACGTCTGATTGTCTGGACATTAGAATACGCATCCAATAGTCCACTTGCCGACGTTGTTGCGTTTTCCTGCGCCTGCCTTTTGAACTCACGCAAGTCATCTGTCATGTAGTTAACGAGGCCTTTGACATCGTCATCCAGTCGCGGAAAATCGACAGGGCTGTCCTCGCGTCGAGCGTCGAGAGTTGCCACCTTGACTGCAGCAGACCAAGCCACAGGACGAGTGCCCGAAGCCACCCTAAGCCTTGTTCTAACCCACCAATCAGTGATGCTCGTCAGACCATTCACGATCTGAAAGACGGTTACATCTTTGGTCACGAACGACGAGAATACCTGTGACGGGTCATTGTCGGGCCAATACTGGATGTCAACACCTTCGACAGTGATGTCGTCAATCGCATCCCAGAACAACCGAATGCCGGGATGCTCTTGACCATCAGCGCCAATTACCTTGTTAGCGACGGCGTTGAAGTTTTGGACCTCAGCAAGATAATCCGGATCGCCATTCGGCGTTGGAACAGGCGGATTTGTTGCATAAGCTGTCGGATCAAAGATACCGTCGCCAACCTCCTGCCACGAGATTGAAACATCGCGAACACTGTCGCTGCCCATTGCGCCAAGGGCTTTCGAATGAACCTGAAACTTGATCGTGCGGTTATAGCGAGCTGATACCCATTGAACCCACTGGCCAACCTGCAGTCCAAGGAACTTCGGATGCACGGTAAAGTTGCCGTTCGCCTGATAGCGTGAGGCCCGGATCGCGATATCTGCCAGACGGTCGCCTACTCGCGGATCAGTGACGGCAGTGTAATCCACCTTGGAAGCCAGTCGCTCGCGATCCTGAGCCAATGCAGCTGCATCAACGCGCGTGGTGAGCGACGTGGTTTCATAAAACAAGTCTGGGCTGACATAAGAAGCCGCAACAGTGTTGACCAGATCAGTCCGGGTGCGCGTTAACGACAGCTGGAAAGACTTCTCCCAAGCGATATCGTCATCAGTGATCGTCGCAACGACTGCCTGATTAGCGCCGACGATTGGATACTCACCTGTCACGCCTTCAATCCAAGATCCTGCACAAGCTTCGCGCAGTGGCGTCATATTGGTTTCGTGCGTAACCCCGTCGCCAGATGAAGCAATCAATGCTGCCGTATAGCGCTTGCTACCGTCTGACATGGCTTCATCGCAGATATTCATCGCGGTGAACCATTCAGACAAAGGCAAACGGCTCTGCGCAACGCCTCGACCAACGATCTTTTCCGTGCCGTTGTAGATGCCTAGTTCAAGATTATACATCATGACAGCAGGATTATCGGAGAAAGCCCAGCTATCCTGATTGTTTCTGCGCTGAGTTCCTGATCCACCAACCGTGCTGTCTTTTCGCGGGTCATACAATGGAGCGCCACGAACCTCGAACATAAGGCTCGGCGGCGAAGTCAGATTATCGGCCTCCATGCGGGACGTAACCACGACGTAGCAGATACCTGCCCCACGATGCGCAGAAGTCCAACGTCCCGAAGGATTAGAATTCGCAATTAGCTGAGGGTCGGCAGCTTGCTGCATCGTTCCCTGATAGAAGCGAACCCAGACTTCGCCACCTTCGTGGACGTTAAGAAGTTTACGTCCATAGGTTTGATCGGTTGGACTAAGGCTCTTCCACTCGCCATCCATCTGCACGCGCAAAAGCTCAACACAGCGGAAGTCGGAAAGCTTGAACACGTCCTGCACCATTCGGTTGCCCTTACCGAATGCATTGCGATAGACGTGATGCCCCATTGTGCCAAATACGCCGAGGCCGACTTCACGGACGAGATTTTCACCATATTTGGTTTCTGTGGCAGATGCCGAAGACTTGGGCGTCTGCTGAAAGATTGACGTGAGCGCGTATTTTGCGGCGACCAGAAGTCCGCCAAGCACAATGTTTGCAAGGACAGTACCGCCGAACAGCCACGAGCCAAGGCCAACAAGACCTGTCACAATAGAAACAGGGTCCGCCGCCGCTGGTGTTGCCAACAGCGCGAATAAAATCGCCAGAATGTAAAACATCAGGAAACCTTGAAGGCCCTCTCGGCCATTGTGCGTGGCAGGAAGCGCAAACCGTCCTCGCCTTTCACCGCGAAGCCGTATTCACAGAAGTAGCCAACAGTTTTCTCAAAAATACCAACGTCACCCCGCTGCGCCATCGCAACAGGCGTTTCCTCGAAATGATCAGCCAGAACGGCGCTTAAGCTGGAAAAACCCCGCTGTTTAATTAGGCGATAGGCACCTGCGCGGCTTTTGTATTTGCCTCGCACTTCAGATGCAGGATCGATGCCCGTAACCGCTTCAATCGCGTCGGATGTGGTGAGAAGACAATCAGACTTTCCCCAGACCAGAGGCGTGTTTATGTGCGCCTCCGTGACGGCCACGAGGCGTTTTTCCCATTCCGGATGTCGCATGGCGATCCTTACGGTGCTGTGATGTGGAAATTCTCTCGCTTCACCACTGAGGCATATTCGAAGAACTTGTCGCCCGGTGAAATGAGCTGCTGATCTTCGTGCGAGGCGGTGCGATAGCCGTCACGGTGATTTTCCAAAGCTGACGTCTCCACGTTGGCTTTGAGAACCATTTCGCCGCCATCCGTTTCGTGATCGATGGTGTCGATAAAACCTCGATACATCGGCTCGACGTGAAGCAGTTCGCGCGTGTCTGGATCAAAGTAGGCATCCGACAGAATAACCGTGCGGCCTTTGTAATCGACGCTTTCGATCTGGGCGAGCTTATCTGGCGTCACACCGTAATCCGCAGCGGTCGGCATGGTGATGGTGATCGGCAGTGCTTCGGCGCCCATCTGATAAGGCGGTTCTTCAATCGCAATCAGCTGGTTTGGAATGTACGTGTTGCCATTCCAAGTGAACTCGGACGAGCCGTTCCACATATACCAGAAGCCCGTGCCGAACTGGAATTCGCCAAGAGAGCGCACAACAATGCGCCCCTCTTCCAGCAATTGCTGTAGACGAGTTGGGAAAGCCATGAAGCCTCCTAATGATAACTGTGGGCTGGCTTTAGTGAAGGATACAGATGATTAACCACACCGTTTTACTTAGCTTTAAGCTAAATCCGACATTAAAAGATCATGAGAAAACGATCCCGCTCACCAATCGCAGAAACCGCAATCAGAAGCGCCATCCTTGCCACACCAATGGTTCTGGCAATGCTTGCTGTCTATTCGGCGTACGGCTCCGATAGCCGCATGACTGTTGCGATCGACCGGACAATTACTGGATCGATCAGCAAATCTCATCATTGATACGGCTCTACAAGTCGTCCATCACTTCGGCACCTCGATCAGCTGGAAAGATGCAGTCGGGCGCGGACCTTTCGACATCTGAAAGCTGTCTCTCACAAGTCGGGCATTCATTTCTGGCTGCTTGAAACGAGCCGTTGCGCCGGTTGCGATATAAGACGCAATCGGCTGATCCACCTTAACAGTGATCGTCGTGCTGACAGCTGTTGCGCCGCCACCATATGCCACCTGCAAGAACTGACGGTAATCACCGCTCTTCAGTGAGAACATATCACCGTCCATCAACTGCAAACCCGGAACAACACCTGTTAGCTGAACAGTGTATCCGCCTGTCACCGTTCCGCGCGATGCTGTGCCGGTGATGTGAGAATTGTTCGGATCACCCCAATAAGCGCGGGGAATGCATATATGCTTCGGACGATAGACAATCGTTTCCATGCCGCCCTTGGCAGCCGCAATAAAAGCCTGAAGCTGAACGGCCTCACTGGCCTTCATCGGTAAAGTTTCCATATCCACAGTGCGATAAGGATCAACGAACTCAACCGTCGAAATAACCCGACCGCCGAATTTTGTCTGGCTGGTCGGGTTGTTCAGCATTGGGTACGACGGCACGAAGCGGACGGTTGAGAGAAGATCGATCATCGCACTAACCCCCGCCTCGATGCCTGCTTACTGTCCCGCGCAAAACGCATCGGGCCTGATTTGTCGTATGCTTTGACGGTTCTTGTGCTGGCGCTCTGAGACACGTTCTCGACATACGAATGGAAGTTTCCGTCATTCTCGAACCGGGTCACAACATCCACACGCATCGGGCCTGCGGCTCCCGCTCTTTGTGGAGCGCTGAGTATCGGCATTGATGGGGCGCGCAGACTTGGTGTGCCGGTCGCAAATGCAGGCAATCGATCCTCATTGATCGCTTCAAGAAGCCCACGATGTTTTGCTGTCGAACGAGCGTTCGTGATGAACTCTTTGTTCGATACTCGCGCAAGTATGCTATCACTGCGACCAGTTCCAGGTCCACGAATGAGGCCGGGACCGAGTCGCGAAGGCGTTCCATTGGCAAACTTAGGCAGTCCGCCGTCTTTGAAACCCATGAACCCGCCGAACAGACTTCCTGACTTCCCGAATAGACCTTCGAAAAGGTTGTTCAACGTCATGTCCAGCAGCTTATCGATCAGCTTTTGTACTGCGTCGGTCAGGGCTTCAACAGCGTCTTTTCCAGATGACAGATCCGTCACCAATCCCTTGAACGCATCGAGCTCGGTGCTGCGCCATTCTTCGGATTTTTGCCTTAACTCGCCTTGCGCTTCGTTGAGCTTATTCGCTTCCGCAGTTGCGAGCGCCCACTGCTGGGCAGTTTGCGCAATCTGCGAACGGAGTTCAGGAGTGATGGCAATGCCAGCCTTTTGAGCTGCATTAAGCAACTCCTGCTCGGTGCGTGCCTTTTCAGCTGCGAAGCCGTAATCATCAATTAGTGGATTGATCTGGCGAAGAGCCTCAGTTTCCGCGACAAGTGCAGCTGTCCGGTCGTTAGCGTCCTGAACCGTAGTGTCGAATTTTTCAGCCGGTGTCTTTTTTTCTTTCTTCGGCTTCTTGCCTTCGGCGGTTCGGCTTTCCTGTGCGGCAAGGTTCGCTTTCGCGATTCGGTCGATAGCATCCGCTTCGAGAGCTATGCCATCTCTAGTGGCTGCGTCGCGAACTTTCTTGCGCTCCATTTCGAGCGCGTGTTCCTTTTTGCTGAGCGCCGCCAACCGCATCTGATCGCGTTCATACTCATTCGCAGCTTCACGCTGCATGATGTATGGATCTTTAGCTGAACGGGTCGAGCGATCTTCGATGGCATTTTGCGCACCGGATATCTGGCCCATAACCTGTTGGGCAATCGCCAACTGCTGGTAGAGCGTCGAGACACGATCAATCAACCCATCAAGGCCGCTCAGCGTTGTGCTAAAGCTAACGCCGCCTATCGATGCGAGCGCAGCGCGCGCCTCAACCGCCCCATCGCCAGTATCGCGCAGCTTTCTCAGCGCATCCTCTAAGGCTTTGCGCTGCTCAGATGTGATAATTTCCATTTTTTCGAGTCGATCAAAGTCGCTGATAACAGCGTTGATCTCCTCTTGCGCGACCTTGAGCCCCGGCATTTCGCCGTAGGAAATCGATTGCGCCTGTAATGCCGCCATTTTCTGAGCAGAACGGTCTAACTCATTGGCAAGGTCTTTGACTGGATCGCTGATCGGCGTGGAGCGAATAGCATTCATTCGCTCTCGAACTTTGTCAGTTGTAATCTGCATATTCTGCAGACCGGCAGTCAGTTCAATGATTTCGGTGCGCGCCTTGCTATCAGCATCATCATCCCAAAGCCTGATGACTCCACCAGACCTAGCTTTGCCCGCGATAGCATTCAGTTCGTCGCCTACCGCGCCAAAGTTTCCACCGTTCCGAATTCGATCAAGCTCATCAGCGATAGAACGAATCTTCTGTGCAGTTTTTTCTTTCCCCAATTTTTCAAGGGAAACAGCTGCACTCTCGATTCCTTCAGCAACACGCGGAGCCAGAAGTCCTAACGATTCCAAGTCCTTTTCGAACTTCTGTGACCGATTGGAGGCATCTGCTGCATTGGCAGAATAGAGTGCTAGGGAACCAACGACAGCACCGCCGATGATCATACCAACAGGGCCAGCAGCGGCACCAAGGCCACCGAAGGCTGTAGTAAGGCCACCCATAGTCCGGGCAGCTGCCAACGCCTTAGTGAAACTCGCCAGTGCAGTACCAGCAAGACCTAATGTACGGATCATACCCGCGAGCGAACGCCCCACTAGGGCACCAGCGATTACCGCGGCAACCTGCAAAGCGCCATCTGCAACCTTGTCGAAGTTGTCGGCAATCATGACCAGCGCTTCGGAAATCTTCGCAGATACGCCAGCTGCGCTGTCAGCATTGCCAACATACTGAAGCAGAGCATTATTCAGAAGCGTAAAGCCGTCGCCGATCGTCGCTGGCATGTCGGCCGCTTCCTGACGCAGCGTTTCCATCTGGCTCGATAGGCCGCGAACAATGTCGTTGCCCGTGATCTTGCCCTGCGAACCAAGCTTGCGCAGGCCGCCAACTGTCGTATCAAGACCAGCTGCCAACGCTTCCGCAACGCGGCCGCCGGATTCAATCACCGTATTGAGGTTATCGCCTTGCAACTTGCCGGTCGCCATAGCTTTGGCGAGCGCATCGATAACTCGTGCAGCTCGATCGCCCTTAGCTCCTGAAACCACGAGCGCATTGTTCAACGCCTCGGTGTAGTTTAGCGATTCATCGGTGTTATATCCAAGCTCGCGAACAGCTGTAGCATTGGATAGATAGCTTTCGGCTGTTTGGGTCAGATCCGAATACGTACGGCGAGCCATGTCGCCGAGACGGCCCATGACCTCGGTACCTTTATCGATCGACCCTGCGGCAAGATTGACGCGGGACGTCATATCCGTCCACGTATCAGTCATCTTGCGAAGCTGATCGACACCGAGTGCAGCGCCGATTCCGGCGAGCGGTGCCGTGAGGCCGCTAAACGAGCGCGTGAAAATACTATCCAGATTCTTGTTCATCTGGCGGGCGCGTCGTTCAATCGCATTAAATTGGCGATTAGAAACATCGTTGGCGCGGGCCAGGCTTTTTTCAAATGACTTGAAGTCAGCAGAAAGCTGAACAACCAGACTTTCGAGGTCGGTTCTTGCCATACTAAACGATGTCCTGATAAGAAAAAAAGCTCGCAGTCACGCGAACTTGGGGATGTGGATGAAAGTATTGGTCGGCGCGGCCTGCATCGCGGTTATCGCGTTCGTCGGGTACTATTTTTGGAATGAGTACCGGGCTGCGCAGTATGTTGCTGCGGCGCGTTCAGCTAGCGCAGAACAAGCACTTAGGGACTACGAGGCCGATTGCGATGTTTGGGTAAAAGCCCTGAACTCTTGGAAGAACGGCAGTCCGGACGGTCACGCTGATAGCTTTGCGAAAGCCCGAGGCGAAGTTGACCGGTGTCTAAACTACACAGTCGGACGGGCATGGCATGATAAGAACATCGGCGTAAAGTATTGGTAAGGCCAGCATCACCCAGCCTTAATCCAATCCCAAAGATCGTCTTTCTCGGTTTCTGAAAGCTTACCGGGCTCGTCTGGCGTATTCGCTTTGATGTAACCATCAAGCGCAGCCATGTATTGCCACATCGACATTTTGCCAACGTCTTGCGGCGTAAATCCTAGAACTGCACCGTTTCCGTAGATTGCGGCAAATCTGATCTTTCCATTGGGGAGACTGTCGAGTTGTTCCCCTCCTGACTTGCCGCCCCCGGCTCCCCCAATGGCTCTTCAGGCGCTCCCTGAAGGGCGGTTTGCAAAATAGCTATCGCAAATAAGAGATTCTCAGCCAAATCAGACACACGCTCTTTGACGTATCTCTGAACCAGCTTTGTGGCTTCAGGCGGCTTCAAACCGCCACCGATGAGCCCCTGCCTGATAACATCAGCAATCTCACCAGACCGGCATTGCTTGTTGTGAAGCCGCTCAAGAATAACCCAGGGGCCCGCATCGCAGGCCTCCTGGAGTGCTTCGAGTTCGCTCCACCCAAGGCGGAAGGTGTAATCATCATCCGCCCAGGTTAGCTCGATCGATGCGTCACGGCTCATTATGGTGTAGCCGGCGTAGATGTGCGAACCATAACACCGTCAGACTGCAAGCTGACATTCAGCGTCGCGCGCTGGCCGTTGGTTGCGCCCGCCTCAATGCTTTCAACATGCATGAAGCCGGTCCACGTAATGGTTTTTGCAGGAAATTCCCACTCAACCTTCACTGGAATGGATTCGAGACTGTCGACCGCATCTAGCCAAACATCGACGCTTTCAGCGGCAAGTACGCCTTCCCCACTGATACTCATCGAAAGACTGGTTGCATCGCGCCCAACCCAATCGACCTTATCAGGATCGGTACAGTCAGGAACATTGACCTCTTCGAGGCCCTTGTTGATTGTAATAGACCGCTGCGTGAAGCCGCATGGGTTTTCGTATACAATTGGGTCGGCATCGTTGCCGATAAGGACGCGGAATTTGCCGCCCTTGATAGTCGTTGCTTGAGCCAATGCGGCCTCCAACAAAAAAGGCCACCTATGGCGACCTTAAAAGAGAATGAGTGGTGAAATCCGACTGTGCGGGCTACGGCGTCTCGATGACTGCCGTGTACTGGAGTGACGCCTGATTGACGCCGGGAGCGCGGATGTAGTCAGTGCGCCAAGGATCGAAGGTGACGAGAGCATTTACTGTGAGCGGCGGTTCCCATCGTCTAAGTGCCTTGGTCACAGCGTCAGCGATTTGCCTAACCTGTTTCTGACTCGGCAGAGACGACCAGCAATTAATTTGGAAAATAACGTCAACCGCATCAACGCAATCGGCACTGTCATCAGAAGACGAAGCGCTGCCGAATGAAACATACGGATAAGTTGCGGCCGGTATGTTGCCATTCGGATCTGCGGGAGGATTGTCATAGACCTTGTCCGCGCCGATTAGCGTTGTCAGCGCAGCATTCTGCGATAACCGCGCATAGATAGCGGTTTGAAGTTCCCATACAGGGTCCATCCATCAGCCTCCTGCGGCTACTGTTTTTGCTGCTTTGGTGATGGCTCGACGAATACGGCGTTTTGTTTCTTTGTCTTTGGCTCGCCACGTCACGTAGAAGAATGGTTGCTTTCCCTGACCGGGGTTCTTTGTGCCTGGAAACATGCCTTTATTGGCAAAGCCTACCGTGCCAAACTCAACCCAGCGAGCGTAGTAAGCTTCTTTGTTTCCTGCAAAGATCGTGATTGTCCAATCAGCTGCAAGGCTGGCTTCGACTGTCGCGATCACCATGCTGCCTTTTGGTGCTTTACCCCACGTCCAGCCAATGCTTTCCCGTAGTGCGCCGTCATCTTCAGCAACACGACGTTTCATCATATCGACGATATCTTCAGCACCCTGCTCCATAGCCCCGCGAACCATGTCGCGAGCGACTTTCGGCAAGCGCTTGAACTTCTGTTCGAGTTTAGCAAGCCCCAGAATACGAGCACCGATAGCCATCAGCCACCGCCCTGCACGACAGCGCGCATTTCGATGTACTGATTAACTTCGTCCGGGTTGGCACATGACTGGATCTCGTAAAGAACACCGGTTCGCTTGTTCCTAGCCCGCCAAGACGGCGTAACGCCTCTTGTTCGCGTTTCGCTTCTGACAACGAGCGTATACGGCTGGATGCCCTGCGTACGGGACGCAATGTCCGTTTCGGAACCTAGGCGTGGCTGTAAACGAGCAGAAGTTTCGAACTTGTCTACCCACTCTTGGCTAGTGCCACCGCCTTCGTCCCGCACCGCTTCGCGCTGCTGAAAGACGACGATGTTGTTGAGCGCGCCTGCGCCCTTACGTTTCGCCATCCTTCTCACCTTTTTTCGGAGTTTTCAGACGTACAGCCTTGTTGCTTGCGACAGCAGAATTCGCGCAAGGTGTGGTGACACGCCCTGACCAGCCAGCCTTATATGCGATGGTGACTTGCGGGAGCGGCTTCCAGTCGAAGTCTTCGGAGAAGCGGACGTGGGGCATTACGGCACCTCTTCTTCAACCCGCCAAACTCGGTACGCCGAGAGCAGCGCTCGAACATGTCTCGGCAAAACTGCGTCTCCGCTGGATGCGGTGTCAGGCTCGCGATTTTCGTAAAGGTCTGCACCGACAAGCAGAATGGCCGCCGAAATAGCGGCATTAATGACGATGCCGTCAGCAAGTGACGGCGTTTGACCCGCCGCTACGACCTCGCGATCGAGGTATTCAGTGACCACAGTTTCCGCGGCGACGAGATAAAGCGTCAGCTCGTCGTCTTCGTCGTCGTGAAAAACACGAAGGTGACGCTTGAA